GTCATCTAAGTACTTATCTTGCAACCGGCTTGCTCAAATTAAAGCCATTGGTCAATGTGAACTCGCTCTTAATTTAGGAGTTCCTGTTCTTCAGGACTACGCATTAGCCCTTTTACGAAATTCGTGTGGAAATGTTATTTTTGATTTTGGTTCACCGTTATTTTTGCGGGCTCGTCGTGAAATTCATAATTTTGAATCCCGAGCCGAAACTCTTGAACCCAAACCCATTAATTTGTGTGCCCGAATGTCATTTGCGAAAGCTTTTGGCATTTCTATTTTGGAACAATTAGATCTTGAGAGACAAATCCAAAATTGGTCACCTAACTTTTATGGGTCTCAAACATTTTTTTCTACCTATGACGATAATTGGAAACTAAGTCGCGAGTTAGTTGAACTTGTTGCTCATTAGGGATGTCTAAGAAACCCAACAATAAACCAGCTTCCACTTCGGCTATTACATTAGAAGTTAAGGAGAAAGTTACTCCTCAAACAAAACCGAGAAAAGCACGTCGTAGAAACAGTCGTGCCTCTCGTAAAAGATCAAAACCTGTTCTCATGTCACAATGCGCTATGGAATATGAAGCTGCTCTATATAACCCTGCAACAGGTCCTTTGGCCTGTATACCTACGTTTCCGTCTATCGAAACTCGAAAGTTTAGGGTGTTTAGTCGTGCTCAAGTTGCTACATCCTCACTTACTGCTTGGGGATATATTTGCCTCGACCCTTTAAGTTTTGGAGTCAATAACTCTAATTTTGGTTTGCTAGGCACTGCTGCTAATTATACTTTGAACTACATCGAACTCGCCCAACCTACAGCTGGTGTTTTCCTAGCCCATTCAAATTCTGATTACGTCTTTAATGATTTCTCACCTATTGGACTTGGTGCCAATATTCGTCTTGTATCGGCGTCTATTCGTATTCGCTATAATGGCACCAATCTCAATTGTGGGGGGTCATACTACGCACTGCAGGAGCCCAATCATAATATTCTACAAGGTTATACATTCGCAGAACTTGGTGAAACGAAAGAATGTGAAATACATCCCATAATTTTTGGTAAGTGGGTGACTCTCCGTTATAAACCTGTGTTGCCTACGGATTTGCAATTTTCCAGTTCAGCAAATTTTTGGAACACACCGTCAGTCACTAACACTAAACAGAATGGCAATGGGCTCTTTATGGCCATTGCTATTAATTCTGCCCATTTTCCTGAAGTCTTTCAATATGAAGTATTTGCAACATATGAGGCCTCAGGTACCAATATTCGTGGGAAGACCCCGTCATCACAAGATCCACTCGGTTTCGCCAAAGTTCAAGACATGGCTGCCAAAAGTTCATTCGACC